AATCTTCCCCCGACCCCGTTGAATCTTCCCCCGACCCCGTTGAATCTTCTCCCGAACCTTTGTCATTCGAATAAATAAAATATAATAAATAATATAAGATGTCTCAAAAATATAATCTTAAAAATAAATGTGCTTTAGGACATATTTGTGAATTAAATCAGAAAATTTGTAGTATATGTGAAGGAGCGTGTAGAGTAAGAAAATATAAAGTTAAAGCAGAAAGAATTTATGGCGATGGAGATTCACATAAAAGTAAAAGTAAAAATAGAAGAAAAACAAGTAGAAAATCCAGAAGAAAAACTAATAGAAAAAAAAATAATAAAACTAATAAGAAAAATAGAAAAACTACTAGAAAAACTCGTAGAAAAATAAGAAAAACAAAAAAAACAAGAAAAAGTAAAATCAGTAAGGTTTCGAGGAGTATTAAAGACAAAATAATAGATGTTCCATTTTCAAAAAGTGAAAATAAAGGAACAAAAGCGAGTAAAAATGTAGTAAATTATCATTATCAACACTTGAATAATATTAATATATTTTTACATAAACTCTTAGAAAAAAAACACATTAAAAATGTTGTATTTTTTAATTCAATAAATGATTCTATCTTACAAATTCAAATCAATGAGAAAAAAATATATCCTTATTTTATTTCAATTACTGAATTTAAAAATAATTTAGATAAATGTATCAAGAATAAAAATAGATTTATCCCAATTCCATTAAATTCAGAATTACCACAAGGATCCTATGAAATTGAAAATCATGCCAATATAATTTTAATCGATAAACAATCAAAAAATATAGAAATATTTGAACCTCATGGATATAAACCTAAAATGAGTACTTTATCTCAATCGGTGACAAAATATCATAATAAAATAAAGATAATAAAATTATTTTTTAAAAAACTATTACCAGAATATAATTTAGTAAATGTTGTAGATTATATTAAAGATAAAAATAGTTTTCAATCAAAATATGATTCAAATAGTGGTTATTGTGTTACTTGGAGTGCTTTATATTGTCACTATAGATTATTAAATCCAGATGTCCCTATCCCTATGTTAATAGACTATTTACATAAATTAATGAATACTAATCTTTTACTTAGATATGCTCATTATATTGAAGATATTTTAAAAAATTAATAACTTTTAATAAATTTGATTTTTAATTTTAATAAATTTGATAGTATTTAAAGATATTTTATCAAATTAATTTGTTTAAATGGATAATAAAGATCTAAATGATAACCTTAGAGTTTCTACGATGACACTTGTTTCAGGATTAGATACCAGTATTGATTTACAAAAACTTTATGAAAATTTATCGATTAATGATTATATAAAGTATATCGAATGTGGAAAAAACCCAGTAAAAGGTGAAAAAGTTAAAAAAGTAAAGAAACCACGTAAAAAGAAAGAAAAGAAGTTCTTTTATAATCAAATTACATTTCATATATTTCATGAAAAGATAGTAAATACTAAATTATTTAATAATGGTAAAATTCAAATGACAGGATTAAAATCAAAAAATCAAGGAAATACAATAGTAAAGATATTATTAGATGAAATTAATAAATTATCTGATGATAAAAAAGAATTAATACTTGATAATTTAAATCCAACAATTAAAGAAAGTCGTACAGCTATGATTAATAGTGATTTTGATGTAGGATATAAAGTTAATCGTGAAATATTACATAGAATTATTATTAATGAAAGATATTATTCTTCATTTGAACCGTCGATATATCCAGGAGTTAATATTAAGTATTACTTTAATACAGTAGGTAATAATAATGGTATTTGTAAATGTTCTCATGTTTGTGATGGTAAAGGTAAAAATGGTTGTTGTAAAAAGATAACAGTGGCTGTATTTAATAGTGGTTGTATTATTATTACTGGGGCACAATCATATGAACATTTAAATACAGCTTATAATTTTATAAATAAAGTATTATTAGAAAATAAAGAAAAACTACTTAAAAAAGAAAAAGAATAAAAATTTTAATAAATATATAATATATATATTATGAACTATGTAAATTTAATAGTTTTTGTAGGTATTTCATTGATTTTGATAGACAAATTTTTTTTCAAATTAAATCCGGTAATGAGTAATCCATTACCTGTTTATAAAAACAAATTAGAAGATATAGACGATTTAGATGTTAATATTGATAAAATGGGATTTGTAAAACCTGAACATCGTTTATTTAAAATATTAAATAGTGTTTCAAGTGGTTCAAAAATCAAGTTAAATGGTAAAAAAAACAAATATATATACAATAAAAATACAATCTCTACTGAATTAAATGATAAATTAACTTATTTAGTAAAAGATATTATTTCTTCATTAAATAAGATATCCAGTAATGAATTTTATGTTAAAAAAATAGAAAATGTTTATATTACAATTGATTCATCTAAAAATCAAAGATATATTATAGATTTCTTTATTTATGATGTTAAAAATTATTATTCAATTCGTTTAATTAGTGATATTGCTATTATTAATGAAGAAATTTATATAAATTATCTTAATGTTCACACAGCTTCAACAAGTCATTTAATAAATAAATATGATATTAAATTTAATTCTATTGGTATTTTATTTGATTCAGATATGTTTCATGAAGATATAATTAAAATATTTGATAATTATTATTCAGAATCATTCCACGTTATTGGAATAGATGATTCAACATTAGATTACACAAATAAAGATTTATCGAGTGTTATTACATTAAATAGTTTTAAGAATAGTTATTTACCAGCAAATATTTCAAATCAAACATATGATGATTTGTCTAAAAAAGATTTATCTGGTTATTTAGAAATGTATTTACCTGAAAATCAAAATTTAATTAAATCTCCACAATTTTGTAATAAATACAGTATTCAATGGGATAAATACGGTATAGAGAAAAAAGATAATGAAGAATGTTATCTTAATAATAATCAAACTACGGAAGAATTTAATAAACCATGGTTTGGTCCGGGTGTAATTTATGATAGATCAAGCAATGATGAGTATAAATGGTTAAAAGATCCTGGTCGTAAAAATATAATCAGAGATAGTGGTTTCTAATATAACCGATAGTGATTAGTAATAAAAATCTGTAGATATATTTCTTATAAATGAAATATTTTCAATTATCTCATTGAATATATATAAATATTCTTTATTTTTAATTTGAAAGTCTTTAAATATAAATTCTTTGTCAGTTTCTTTAGCAATATCTTTTAATGAAAAATTATTTATTAAAATATTTTGTAAATTATCATAACCATGAATTAATAAAATTTCAATAAATTTAGGCAAATGATCTTTATCTATTTTTTTATTTTTTTTCATAATTGAAAATATTTCTTGTCTTTTATGAATCTTTAACATAATATCATTTTTTAAGATACTATTTATTTTATTTAGTCTCAATTGATTATTTCTAAGATAAAAATAACAATCAATATTTTTTTTATATTCAATATTTTTTTCTAAATCATATTTCTCAATATATTTAGTGATAATATTATTAGTATCTTGACCTTTTATATTATAATAGATATCTATAATATTATCACCATTTTCATAATTACTATCATTATTTATTGGTAAATAAGAATAATTTTCAAATATATAATAATTACTAGTGATTTTACTATTAATTGTATATTTCAGATAATTATCATCTATGTGTGTATCTATTTGTTCTAATATTTTAACTAAATCTTTTAATTTTATTTTTTCTATTTCTGTAATAAATTTATAGTTTTTATATTCACTATTTGTTTTAATTGGTCTTATAGGTATTGTAATATTTTGATCATTCTTAGTAAATTTTAAATGAGTAATTTTATAATTTAAATCAATATATTCTGTATTATCTTTTTTATATTGTAAATCACTCATAATTTTAATACATTTATGATAATCAATAAACTGTTTGTCTTTATTAAAATTAATAATATTTTCAGAATTTAAGAAATCATTTAAGGTTTCAATAATAATATTCTCAAAATAAAATGGTTTTAGATGTTTATTCTCAAAATCTTTTTCCGTGAATGTTTCAGAACTATTATCATTTAAAATATTAACTATAATCTTATCATCATTTATTTTATCAATTATCCCATTAATTGAATTTGTTCCAATACAAACTTTCATTTTCTCAACTATTTTAATTTCATTTTTTTGATATTTTAAATATCGAATATCTGAATTATTTTTATTAATACTACAATCTAAATTAGATTTATTTCTTTTTATTAAGATAGGTTCATATTTATTCATAGATTTGAATAACAAAACAAATGTATCATCAATATTAATATCAAAATTATTAATATTCTTTTCTATTTTAATTTTACTTTCTAAATTTTCAAATACTATCACATTTACATTCTTTTCAGTAAATGATTTTGATTTCTTTTTAGTAATTTCTTTTATTAAAGGAATAAGTACAAAACTATCCTTATATTCATTACTCAGAATATATTTTTTAATATTTTCTTTAAATTCTTTAATACTTTTATTTTTAATTGTATTTAATTTTTCGGTATTTGATCCTTGTAAATTACAAGATAATAAATCATTTCTAAATAATTGTATTAGATTAACTAAATTAGAATAATCATCAATTTTATCTATATCACTACAAAGATCTTTTTTAAAATCTTCAATTGAATCACTTGTTAAACATCTTAAAAATGATTCATTATCTTGATCTATTCCTAAACGAAAGAGACCACAAATATTATCTTTAACATTAAAATCAATTCCAAAAAATTTAGATATATTTTCAGGTAAAAGACCTCTTTCATCTTTAAATAACGGGAAACTTTCAGAAGATAAATAATTATAACTTTTCTTTTTTAATTTTAATTTACTAACATGAAATTCATCTTTACCTCTATAATTTGGAATATAAACTTGATAATTATCATCTTCTAATACATCAATAATTTCGCCAATTAATTGTTTATTATTTCTTAAAAAAACAATTACATTATCTCCTTCATTTAATTTTTGAATTGAAGATTTTTTACCACAACATGGTACAGGATATTTTGGATGTGATTTTTGTTTAAAAATAACATTATATTTATCAACATCATCTCCTGATGTATACCAATAAGCAGATTCTGGATCTTTTTCGGGATCTTTATTTTTTGGAAGACCTCTTCTTTCAATAATAAAATATTCACTATCTTTTAATTGTTGAGTAGATTGATTATGAGGAATTACATAATTTTTCCAACCTTTAATATCTCCTTCATCTTCATACGGTATATTTAAAATAGGATGTTCTACTTTTAATGGACTCAGAGGTATTTTATGTTTTCTATCCCAATATTTAGGACAAATATATAATCTTTCTTTAGGATCTCCTGGTTTATCTCTTCCATCAACTGGTAAAGCATCAGAATAACTTATTCCTTGTTGATCTCCTAATTTTTCATTTATTTCATCTAGTTCTTTACGATATAATACAATTGGTTGTAAATCCTGTTGACTCTGACAAGTTTTCGCATATGTATTTTTCTGACCACTTGGCAGAGTTCCTAAATAACCATCTTTGGGATCTATTAATTCTTTATCATACATTTTTAATCTGTTTAATATATATCTAAAATTATCAAATCCGCCACCACTTTGATCAGAATCAGATGATATTTTTCCAAAAAATTCATCAGAATCACTATCTGATCCAGAATTAGAAACAGATTCAGATGTTTTCTTTTTTGATTTTTCTTCAGATGATTTCTTTTTTGGTTTTTCTTCAGATTTTATTTCTTCTTCTTCCACTTCAGATTCTTCTTCAGATTCATCAGATTCATCAGATTCATCAGATTCATCGGATTCTTCTTCTTCAGATTCTTTATCAGATTCTGATGATTCCGTTTCTTCATCAGATTCTGAACTTTCTTCTTCGGATTCTTCTATTAAATCAGGAATATTTTTACGATCATAATATTTAATAATTTCTTTTTCAATTGAAGTATTAACTCCACAAACTTTAAGGGGATCTTTTTTAAGATTTAGTTTATGATTATAAATACTAATAATTTTATTTGTAAAATTAAATATATCATTAAATTCATTGACACTTTTACAACCAGTTATTGTGACGATTATGGAATCAACTTTATTTTCAAATTGAATTAAGACAATTGGATCTTCTTTAATATTACCTAACATATATTGATCTTTTAATCTTTGCCATTGATCAATATATTCTACAGACTTTTCTTTTGACAATAAGAATCTATATTTAAGGTGATGAATAATATTGTCTGGATCTATAGATTTTATTTTAGATATAAAAGCATTAATATATTTTGGATTTCGATAGTCATTTATTTTTGTATATAATACATTTATAAAGTCTTCATTTTGAACAATATGATTATAAGTATAAAATTTTTTCAAGATATTTGTTAATAATTCTTTTTTATATTCATTTACAGGATAATAAAATTCATAATTAATTAAATCAAAAGAAGTATTGAATAATAATTTTTTATTAATAGAAGAATATTTATTGTCTATATTTATTTTATTAACTATTGTTTCACATTGTTTAGTCATCAAACTGATTGTTTGATTATCAAATAATATATCGGGATTATTTTTCTCAAATAAAACCTTAATTTCTCCAGTAGAATATATCACAAGAAGAACATAATAATTTATAGATTTATTATATACAATGATACTATAACTATTTTTAAGATTAAAAGATTGAGGAATACCTAATGGATTTGGTAAATAAATTCTTTTAGAAAGTTTAAGAAAAGTATTTTCAGTTATATCTTTTTTATGAATCGATTTTTTATAAACTTTCACATAAGATTCCCTTTGAGAATCTAAAAATAACTTTGAAAATGGATTTTCAATACTCAACTCAAATTCTTTAAAAAGATTTGAAATATTAATTACATTATCATCTAGTTTATTACTTAAAGTAATTGAAATAGAATTAGATCTTTCAAAATCATTTGATAATATATTTTCTTTTAAAAATAATTGATTTAATTTTTGATATTGTGAATAATTAATATCATATTGATAATCAGTATATTTTTGAATAGGTGTAAGATTATTTAATTGATTTGAAATAATATTATGAAAATTAGACAATGATATATTAGGATAATATTTATAAATTAAACCCTTGTATAATTGTTCATTTGTTTTATTATCGAATTTATTTTTAATAAATTGTATATAGTTATCAAGAGTAATAAAATATATATTTGAATCTTTATTAATAATTTCAGAAATTAATTTATATTGATTTGGAACTATATTCAAAATCTTGGAAGAATTATCTGTATTTATAATATCAGAATCTAATTTGATATCTTTAAAAATAGACAACTTAATATCTTCTTCAAAATTGTGAGTAATACATTCAAGTTCATCAAATAATTTTTCACCTGATAATTTGTCAATTGCTAATTTTGAATATTCGTCAATATATTGTTTTTTGATTCTAGTAATCCAGAATAATCCTTTATTTCCAGTTTTTATTTCACTATCAATAATATCTTTATTTTTTTTAACAAAAGATTTCATTTGTTCTTTTTTAATTAAATTTATATCTCCTAGTTCTTTTTTGATTAAAGATCTTAATGTATCATTTGGAATTATTTTTTTTTCTAATTGTTCAATTTGTTCAGTTGTTATTTTTTGTTTTTGAGTAAAAAGAAAAAGTTGATTTTTATCAATATATGTATTTAAACTTAATGTTATTTTTTCTAAAACATCATTTATTGAATCATTTTCAATTATAGGATATTTTAATTTAATATTCGTATGTTTTTCTGTATCAAAATATTGAATTACTGAATAATCATGAAAATTGTCATATTTAGTAAATAATTCCATATATTATAATTCATATATTATATTATTTACTTTAAATTTATAGGGGTACTTGTAATATCCTGACCACAATAAACAATTGGATTTTTACTATAATCAACAATATCATAAATATTTATTTCATTAGATTTTTCTAATAAATATTTCATATTTCTCCAAAATTTAGGAGTATGTCCTGTTTCATCTGTCATAATATGTGCTAATTCATGGACAGCTACAAAAATAATAGTATTATCATCTATAAATTGATTTGTATCTTTATCTCTTATACATAAAGATAATTCATCACCTTTATTAACTGAATAAGCTACATAAACAGAACCTGGTATATTTTCAGTAATAATTTCAGATTTAAAATTATCACACAAGTATTTCACCCCATCTTTATCTTCACCTTCGATATGTTTGATTAATTTATTTAATTTAATACTTATATTTGCCATTTTATCTGCTGCTTCTTGTTTATCATCTAATCGACGAACATAATATTTCTTATTATTAATATTAGATTTTACTAATTCAAGATGAAGACTCTTTCTTACAAAATTCATATAAACAAAAAATATTATTAAGATGACTAATAAAATAGATAATTCTCTCATATATGATAATATTGATTTTAATTTTGTAATTAATAAATTTGATTTAAAATTTTATTTAGTTTATTAGTTATAATAACAATTACAATGGAAAAACAATTTCAAATTATTGATATTCAATCTGATGATATCTTTATTAATAAAGTGAAAAAGTTTTGTATTACCTTATACGGTAAAAATGAAGATAATGAAAATGTATCTTGTCACATAGTAGATTATTTACCACACTTTTATTTGAAAGTACCAGATGATTGGGATACAACAGATTGTATTCATTTATTAAAACGAGTTTGTAAAAACACAAAAAAGGATTATAGAAATGAAACGATTATTTTAAAATCTTTAATTCGAGGACAAAATCATAAATCACATGTTCTTCGTGGTAAAGATTTCTATAATCTATCGTGGGACAAAAAAAATAATAAAATAAAAGATTTTAACTTTTTCAAAGCATCATTTACAAATCTAGGTGATATGAAAAAAGTAATCACAGAAATTAAAAAGTTTTATAACAATGATCCAAAAAGTAAATTTTCTTATACAGAAAAAGATATAAAATGGATAAATATCGATCGAATAAATGAAAATGATAGAATATGTGATAGTAATTTATATGAATCATCTATTCATCCAGTAATTCGATTTATTCATGAGATGAAAATTGATCCAACTGGGTGGGTTAAATGTAAAGTAGAAGAAAATAGTTTATTATCTCCTATATTTAGTGAAAATGATATTGATGAATTTGTTTGTAATTGGAAAAATATAGAAAAGATTTCAGATGTTAAAACTAGTAATTATAAGATTGCTTCTTTTGATATTGAGTGTGATAGTTTAACAGGTGATTTTCCTATGCCTAAAAAGAATTTTAAAAAACTAGCTGGGAGTTTATTTGATGCTTATCGTAAAATTCAAGAAAAATTGCCTTATAAATTAGAAAAACAAAGCGGATCAGAAACAGACAGCGATTCAGATGATGATATATCTGTTGATATCGAAACAGTAGAAAATATTACAAAAAATGTTTTATATTTATCATTTAATAAAGATGTTCCAAATCTAAAATCATATTATAATTATGTTGATATTCATAAAGTTAAAACAAAAGATAATAAATGTATAGATCCTGTATTTATGAATTTACTGTGTAAAGAAATATCTAATATTTCTAACATCTATACACTTATACACGATGAAAAACCTAAATCAAAAGATAGGGATATTCTAATTGAAAAAATTAAAAAAATTATTGATGAATATGCTATTGATGAAAATGATGAAAAAATTGATAATCTAGGCGATCCAATTATTCAAATTGGAACAGTATTTCATGATTATGGAACAGACAATTGGTATAGAAATATACTTGTTATTGGACCAGAAGACAATATGTCCGAAGATTTAGTTTGTGATAAAATGAATGATTTAGATATCGAAGTTGTTTGTTGTAAAGATGAAAAAGAATTATTAGAAAAATGGTCATTATTAATCAAAGAACAAGATCCAGATTTTATTACTGGATATAATATCTTTGGTTTTGATTTCAAGTATATCAAAGAAAGAGTTGATGTATTCTTTGAATGTCCAAAATATCATTCTGGTAAATGTATGTGTAATGATTGGGGTCATCATGAAACATGCCCTAAATCTGAATTTTATAATTTAGGTAAGATTGATCAAGGTATTACAACTCATAGAAGTAAAATTTGTAGTTTTAAATGTCAAGATTTAAATTCTTCTGCCCTTGGTGAAAATAAATTAAATTATTTTACGATGGATGGTCGAATTTTATTTGATATTCAAAAAGAAGTAGAAAAAGGTCACAGTTTAGATTCTTATAAATTAGATAATGTTGCTTCACATTTTATGAGAGGAAAAATTAAACAAATAGAAAATAATAGAATTAAAGTTGACTCAATTGGTCATCTTAAAAAGGGTGATTTTGTATCATTCAGACTTCATAGTAATATTGGTGAAGAATTATATAATGATGGACAGAAAATCAAAATTAATGATATTCACAAAAATCATTTATTTCTAGAAGAATCACTAAATGTTAAGTTAGATTATTATCATAAAATTGAATGGTGTTTGAATAAGGACGATATTTCACCTCAAGATATTTTTGATAAACAAAAAGATATGGGACCTTTAGGGTCAAAGGGTCGTGCTGAAGTTGCTAAATATTGTATTCAAGATTGTGAACTTTGTATTAATTTACTTTTACTTCTTGATATTATTCCTAATAATTTAGCAATGGCGAATGTTTCACTTGTTCCAGCTTCTTATATTTTCTTAAGGGGTCAAGGTGTCCGAGTAACATCTGTAGTAGCAAATACATGTTTTAAAAGAAATACATTTATTCCTGAACTTATAAAAATTCCAAATTTGAATGAATATGTAAGAATGGCAAAAAATATAAAAGAAAAAGAAATTTCAGAAATAGAAAAACAATATGATACTATTGTTAAGGATTTTAATAACAATAAAAAATATATCATTGAACATGATAGAAATGGAAATGAAATATCTAATATTTTTGAAAAATATATTAGATCTCAATATATAAAAGATTCAGATTGGAGATTACCTAGCATTTGGGAAATGGATAATGTTATACAACAAATTAAAGATCCTGATGAATATAAAATCAAAGGTTTTGAGGGAGCAATTGTATTAGACCCAACACCAGGTATTTATCTTGATGATCCAGTTGCTGTTTTAGATTATGCTTCACTTTATCCTTCTTCTATTATTGAATTAAATATTTCTCATGAAACATTCATTGATGATGATTCATTAATTGAAGAAATGGGATGGATTAAAGATAAAGATTATAAAGAAATTACATATGATAATTGGATTTATAAGGGTAAGGGCACCGGAGATACAATTGAAAAAATTTTGGATAAAGATAACCCTCGAATCACTTGTAAATTTATAACAAAAGAGTTTATGAAAAATAATAATTTAGTTGGAAAAGACGAAGAACCTATGGGTATTATTCCAACAGTTTTATCTGATCTATTAGGAGCAAGAAAACAAACAAAGAAACGAATGAAAAATGAACCAGATGAATTTAAAAAGAAAGTATTAGATGGACTTCAGTTAGCATATAAAGTGACTGCTAATTCTGTGTATGGTCAATTAGGAGCAAAAACCAGTCCAATATTCAAACTTGAATTGGCAGCATGTACTACATCTGTTGGTAGAGAAAGATTGACGGTTGATGCTACAGAAGGTGTTAAAAAATGGGCATTGGCAACTGGTCATGAAATACCAGAAGTTGTTTATGGTGATACAGATTCGGTATTTGTTAAATTTAGTCGTAAAACAAAAGATGGTATCCTTTTGGAAGGTAAAGAAGCTTTAGCTCATTCAATTAAATGTGGAGAAGAAGCAGGAGAATTTATCAAAGAATTAATGGATTCGGAGGGGAAACAACCTCAGGTTCTAGAATATGAGAAAACATTCTGGCCCTTTATCTTAATAAGTAAAAAAAGATATACCGGTGATAAATATGAGTTTGAACCAACAAATGGAAAAAGGACAGCAATGGGTATTGTATTGAAACGTAGAGATAATGCTCCGATTGTTAAATATGTCTTTGGTCATGTTATTGAGAAAATTATGATTGAAAAAGATTTCTTGGCGACAGTGGAATGGTTAAAACAAACACTTCAAGAAATTAGAGAAGGTAAATTTCCTATTTCATATTTTGTAATTTCTAAATCACTTAGAGGTTATTATAAAAATCCACAGAGTATTGCTCATAAAGTATTAGCAGATCGAATGGCAGAAAGAGATCCGGGAAATAAACCAAAAGCAAATGATAGAATTCCATATGTTTATCAAAAAGTAGATGATACACCCGAAATAATTGGATACAAGATGAAAACAGTTAAAAAGGAAAATGGATTTTATAAGAATGGAAAACCAAAATTTAAGAATGTAAAAGTTCCAGATATGGATAATCCAAAATATAAAAAGAAGGTAATATTACAGGGAGATAGAATTGAACATATTGATTATATTAAACAGAATAATGTGCCGATTGATTATGAATTTTATATTACAAATCAAATAATGAATCCTGTTAAACAGGTATTAGATTTAGAAATGGATCCAAATGAAACTGAAAAATTATTTCAAAAATAAATTATAATTAATAGTATAAAATGTTAGTTAAAATGATGGGAGGTGGTATTAAAACGCAGGTAAAAGATTTAGGAAAGGGTAAAGATACAGAATTATATTTAATGGGTTTAGGGGTGATGTTTATTTTATTAAAAACATTGATAGTTCAGTGGTCATACAATAAAATTGCTCCAAAATTAACTATGAATTTAGGTAATGATCCTTCTAAATTTGTTCCTTTAAGTTTTTATGAATCATTTTTATTTGTTATTTTGATTGAGTTTTTATTTTAAATAAGTTTTATTTAGTCAAAATTTTTTTCTATACTAAGGTATAAAAAGATGGGAGGAGGTTTAATGCAGCTTGTCGCTTATGGAGCTCAGGATATTTACTTAACGGGGAATCCCCAGATTACTTTTTTCAAGGTTGTGTATCGCCGCCACACGAACTTTTCAATGGAGACTATTGAACAAACATTGAATGGAAATACACAAGGTACTTCCGGTAGTACAGCTACTTGTACTATTTCTAGAAATGGTGATTTGGTTTTTAGATGCTATGTTCAATCTAAGGAATCCGGTATCAGCAAGGGTATGGACTTAATTAAAGAATGTGAATTAGAAATTGGCGGTCAAAGAATTGATCGTCACTATGATGAATGGAATAAAGTTTGGAGTGAACTAAGTATTCCTTCTTATAAATCGATACCTTATCGATGTATGACGGGAAGTACGGGAGAAGAAATGAAGACTGGCGGGACAGACTGCGTCGATAATATTCATATCCCTTTGAATTTCTGGTTTTGTCGTAATCCTGGTCTTGCTCTACCACTAATCGCCCTTCAATATCACGAAGTGAAACTCAAGTTTACTTGGGGAACTTGTGGGGCACCTTCTCCAAATCCCACTGTATATTGTGATTATATTTATCTTGATACAGATGAAAGGCGAAGATTTGCTCAAGTTTCCCATGAATATCTTATTGAACAGATTCAAAGAGAAGAAAAGGTAGTCTCCTCTGGAGCAGCGATTAGTGGTTCAGGGACCCAAAAAACTTTCAAATTAAATTTTAATCACCCAGTTAAAGAATTAATCTGGACCCATTCGAAAATTATGTCTGCTAAGGATATTAAATTAAAACTTAATGGTCATGATCGTTTTTCGGAACAAGTCCCTGAATATTTTGCTTTAAAACAACCATATGATTATCACACAAATATCCCACAGCAAAATTTACCTACCCACAGTCCTGCTTCTGAAATTGCTGACGCATTCTTGGGGTCAGTAGGAGAGATTAAAATCGGTAAAGTTTGGACACCAGCCCTGGCGACAGGGGCGAGCAAAATTGTTTACACCGTCGATGTGGCGGGCACATGCAATGTTGAATTCCCCGCTGGTAATGGCGTAGTCGATCAAGTTATTCCCGGAGATGAAATTGTATTAGAAATCACTCATGTCGGTTTCGATGCCACCACAAATGATGTGGATAGCAATAATCTTGTGTCTACGGATGGTGATTTGATTCAGTTCCAGCAGTTCTCATCGACTGTCATAAGCAAAGACTCCACCAATATAACATTTGAACGCCAATTTCAGGTTGGGGATGAAGGAACAACTCTTGACTCCGATTCAGCAAATAACACCGGGACCTCACCAATCCGTGTGCAATTTATAAAAAGGGTGCTAGGTGGAAATACTGATTTGCAAAAAAAAATAAATGTATATTCTTTTGCCCTTAAACCGGAAGAGCATCAACCATCAGGAACTTGTAATTTTTCGAGAATCGATAATGCTCAATTAGATATGACTATATTAAAATCTGACACATCGGAATCATTAACAGTATATGCCGTTAATTACAATGTCCTCCGTATCATGTCTGGTATGGGCGGTTTAGCATACAGTAATTAAATTAATTTATCCCTATTAAATCTTTAATTTAAATTTTAATTTCAAATTAAATATCTTTAAAATATTTAATTGGTTTTCTTTTCTCAAAATTTTTTTCTATATTAAGGTATAAAAAGATGGGAGGAGGTTTAATGCAGCTTGTTGCTTATGGAGCTCAGGATATTTACTTAACGGGGAATCCCCAGATTACTTTTTTCAAGGTTGTGTATCGCCGCCACACGAACTTTTCAATGGAAGCAATTCAACAAACATGGAGTGGTAATCAAACTGGGTCTGCTGGATCCCGTTGTACAGCAACCATTTCTAGAAATGGTGATTTAGTTTACAGAATGTATTTAGAACTTACCGGTAAAATAAATAATGATGGCGACCATGATGTTTCTTCTGCCGCGATCGATAATGTAGAATTAGAAATTGGGGGTCAAAAAATTGATAAGCACACTGGACATTGGATGAATGTTTGGTCTTATTTAACCGAACTTAATCCTTCTGGAAAAGTTGGAAGATTAAGCGCGAAAAATGGAACATTATTTCAAAATATGAGTGGTATGGGTGGTTCAGCAAAGGTAACCACCGGTAACCCCGATACCCATCACTATGTACCCCTTCAATTTTGGTTTTGTCGTAATCCTGGTCTTGCTCTACCATTAATTGCCCTTCAATATCATGAAGTTAAGGTAATTTTAAATCACAGTATCGGTGATAAATATTCTGGGGGTGGAGTGTCTCCATCAAATAAATTATGGTGTGATTACATCTATCTTGACACTGATGAAAGAAGAAGATTTGCTCAAGTGTCTCATGAATACTTAATTGAACAAGTTCAAGAAGGTTCTCTAACTGATGGAAAAGGGGAATTAAATTTTAATCATCCAGTTAAAGAATTGATTTTCACTCGCGATACAATTAACGGAACTGATTCGGTCGGTGGGGATAATATCATACTCAAATTGAATGGTCATGATCGTTTTGCATCTAGAGATTCTACATATTTTACTAGAACTCAAATCTGGGAACATCATACTGGTTCGGGATCCCTTGATTGTGGTGCCGCCGCCGGCGCTGGTGTTGATGCCGGAATAGGTAAATTTAATGATGCTATTGCTGTATATTCTTTTGCCCTCAAACCAGAAGAGCATCAACCATCGGGGACTTGTAACTTTTCAAGAATTGATAACGCAAGATTAGAACCGGGGACTACTAGCGGTAACGGTGCTACTAAGATATTCGCTGTTAATTATAATGTTCTCCGTATCATGTCTGGTATGGGTGGTTTAGCATACAGTAATTAAATGAATTAATTTAAATCAATAAATATATTTTATTTATCTTTTATTTTTAAAAATGATTAAATAAGTTTTATTTAGTCAAAATTTTTTTCTATATTAAGGTATAAAAAGATGGGAGGAGGTTTAATGCAGCTTGTTGCTTATGGAGCTCAGGATATTTACTTAACGGGGAATCCCCAGATTACTTTTTTCAAGGTTGTGTATCGCCGCCACACGAACTTTTCAATGGAAGCAATTGCTCAAACTTGGAACGGTGACGAAACTGGTCAAAATACTCGTTGTACTTCGACGATTTCTAGAAACGGTGATTTAGTTTACAGAATGTATCTAGAAATTGAGGGAAAAATGCCCGACCAGACCCCGGATAATAATCCAGGAGTATCTTGGATAAATTCTATTGAATTAGAAATAGGGGGTCAAAAAATTGATAAGCATACAGGAGAATGGATGGAAGTATGGTCTGAATTAACGCAGAAAAATTTCGGTTCTACATCGCTCGCAGCGGCACCAGAAGGCGATGGCGGATCTTTATTTCAAAGAATGTCAGGTTCGAGTGGAGTGACCGGTGCTCCTTCGGTACAAGTATTATATACAGTTCCGCTACAATTCTGGTTCTGCCGTAATCCTGGTCTTGCTCTACCTTTGATCGCCCTCCAATACCACGAAGTTAAGATTATACTTGAACACGATTTCGGCGGAACATTCTCCGGCTCATCCGGATTTAAAAGAAATACTTTATATGCTGATTATATTTATCTTGATACAGATGAACGTCGTAGATTTGCCCAAGTTTCTCACGAATATTTAATTGAACAAGTTCAAGATGATGAATTAAAAACTGAGACATCCAGCGATCTTAATTTTAATCATCCAGTTAAAGAACTAATTTGGACTCGGAAAAATGGGACAGGGGTGTCGTTGGAACCAGTTGTTGGACTTGGAACCGCGGATGCGAATGGGTTCGCTGGTGCTAAATATCATTTGAAATTAAATGGACATGATAGATTCACAGAGAGACCCCATCCATATTTCTCTAGAACACAAATTTGGGAGCATCATAGTGGTCAAGGTGGTCTTAATAGTACAGAAGATGGAGTTCTGAATGATTCTATTTGTGTTTATTCTTTTGCCCTTAAACCGGAAGAGCACCAGCCATCGGGAACCTGTAACTTTTCAAGAATTGATAATGCTCAGTTAGTTAGCTCTGCTTCGTTTCTCGCCAATTCTAAGATATTTGCTGTTAATTACAATGTCCTTCGTATCATGTCTGGTATGGGTGGTCTAGCATACAGTAATTAAATGAATATAATTAAACAAGATAAATTACTAATTAAAATTATTTTTTTCTTTGACTAAATTTGTTTTATTTAGTCAAAATTTTTTTCTATAATAAAGGTATAAAAAGATGGGAGGAGGTTTAATGCAACTTGTCGCTTATGGAGCTCAAGATATTTACTTAACGGGGAATCCCCAGATTACTTTTTTCAAGGTTGTGTATCGTCGCCACACGAACTTTTCGATGGAGGCAATTGCTCAAACTTTTAACGGAACATCTGATTTTGGTAAAAATGTTTCAGCAACTATTTCCAGAAATGGAGATTTAGTTTACAGGATGTATTTAGAACATACTGTCGAATTTAAATCCAATGGATCATCTTTGAAAGAGTATTTAAATATAACCAGTAATTATGGTTCTAATTTAATTAAAGAATGTGAACTAGAAATAGGGGGTCAAAAAATTGATCGTCACTATAATCACTGGCATTCTGTTTATTCACAATTGGTTGAAAAAAATCCAGATGGTTCTTTTGATAATGGATCTAATGAACAAAGTATAAGTGATAATACAATTAAAAGATCAACTCTTTTCAATACTATGTCTGGTAATGGGGGTCCTGTTTCAACAGGTCTGTCCACCGATAACGTAGTTGGATTAAAGACAGGTTCATGGAATAGTATTATTACATCTTCGAATGACGATACGAATCGAGATATATCTAATACTAATATATATATCCCGTTATATTTCTGGTTTTGTCGTAATCCGGGTCTTGCTCTTCCATTGATTGCTCTACAATATCACGAAGTTAAAGTTAAAATGACTTTTGAAAAATATCAAAATTTGGTCAAAAATGTAAATGAGGGTGATGTAGATGATAATTTAATGTCAAATAGTAATACACTTTCGTTGTCATATACTGATTTAGATTCTTCTAATGTCGGAAATAAAAAATTTACTTTATGGTGTGATTATATTTATCTTGATACAGATGAAAGAAGAAGATTTGCTCAAGTTTCTCATGAATACTTAATTGAACAACTTCAATTTCAAGAATTTTCTAATACCAAAAATATGAATCTTAATTTTAATCATCCAGTAAAAGAATTAATTTGGACATCTAGTCATAATATTTTAGATGATAGTATATCATCTATAAGTCCCATAAATTATTCCTTCCCTCAAACTTGGGACGAGGATGATGCTAAAAATAATGCTATTTTAAGAGAACCACAATCCCTAGATGATGATAATACCTATCAATTAAAATTAAATGGTCATGATAGATTTAAAGAAAGATCCTCGACTTACTTTACAAGGACTCAAATATGGGAACATCATACGGGATATGGATCTACAGTTAATAAGGATGCGATTGCTGTTTATTCTTTTGCCCTTAAACCGGAAGAACATCAACCATCGGGGACTTGTAACTTTTCGAGAATTGATAATGCTCAACTAGTTGTTGGAGGGTCTAGTCCTTATTTAAATCATAATGTTTATGCCGTTAATTACAATGTCCTTCGTATCATGTCTGGTATGGGCGGTTTAGCATACAGTAACTAAATGAAATAACTAAATTTATAAAGTATCTAATATTTCCAAAATTTCACTAGTGTTATATTTTCTCTTAGAACAATCAATACAAAGTGTGATTAATTTTTCTAATAAATTATTTTTTTCACTTACATCAAGATTTCTAGATTCAGATTGAAGGGTATATTCATCTATATTCATAAAATAATTATTTTCTTTGAAACTTACACCTTGATTTACCCATAATCGAATAATTTCAATAACTTTTTCAATATCATCTAAATTTTCATCATCTAATGTTGATTTATTTAATTCTTGTTCAAAATTTGTACTTTTTAATTTATTTCCAGACCATAATCCTAAAACATAAATTAAAGATTTTAATGAAATTTTGTTTTGTTTTTCTGGAACATTATCGTTTAAAATATTTCTAATATCAGAAACAACGGTTTCTACATTTGTTTCTGGTTCTGGTTCCGGTCCTGGTTCCGGTTCTGGTTCCGGTTCTGGTTCCGGTTCTGGTTCCGGTTGTGGTTCCGGATCTGGTTGTTCAGATACTTCTGGTTGTTCAGATACTTCTGGTTGTTCAGATACTTCTGGTTGTTCAGATACTTCTGGTTGTTCAGATACTTCTGGTTGTTCAGATACTTCTGGTTGTTCAGATACTTCTGGTTCTTCAAGTTGATCGACGGTTATTTCTGATTCTTCATTATCAATGTTTTCTTGCTCTTCAATAATATTATCAATTTCACTCATTTTTTATACTATATAAAATATTTAATTTTAAGTAATTTAAATATATGTTATTTATTTATTAATATAGATATATGTCAAATATAAATGCTGGAAATAAAGGATTAATTAATCTTGGTAATACATGCTATATGAATTCAGTTTTACAATGTTTAAGTCATTTATTAGTTTTTCATCCCCAAAATGAAAAATTTTTTAATGTTTGTAAAAATTTAGATAATGGATTAATGTATGAATGGTTTCAATTTCAAAGAAAAATGTGGTCAAATAATAATAAAAATTTAATTAATCCAATAGATCTTTTAAAGACTTTTAAAAATAATTGTGAAAAAAATGATTTATATTTTGAGAATTTTGATCAAAATGATGTTGATGAATTTTTAACTTTATTTTTAGATCTGATACACAAAGATGTTAAAAGAAGTGTAAAATTCAATCTGAAAAGTAAAAAAAAAGATGATGAAACCAGTAAGGTCATAGTAAAGGGTTTTGAGACATGGAAAAAATTTTATGAAAATGATTATTCATATATTGTTGAAAATTTTTATTCACAATTATTAACATTAAATATTTGTCCCGAATGTTATTATTTTACTTCAAATCATGATCCTATTCAAGTTTTATCACTTGAAATAAATTCAAATTGTGAAACAATCTATGATTGTTTGGATAATTATACAAAAAAAGAAGTACTAGATGAAAAAAATAAATGGAAATGTGATAAATGTAAATTAGAAGTTTGTTCTCATAAAAAGACTATGTTATTTAAATCTTCAGATATCTTAATAATTTTATTAAAAAGATATGGATCTAATTTAAGGAAAAATAATAAATTTATAAAATATCCAATTGCTCTTGATCTTTCAAAATATAATAAAAATTATGGAACAAATAAATCAAATATGTATGCACTAAATGGATTTTGTATTCATGGGGGATCTTTGAATGGTGGTCACTATTATGCTGTATCAAGAAATTGTTTAGATAAAAATTGGTATGAATATAATGATTCTTCTGTAAGTTCTATTGATGGTGATAATATATTAAAATATAATCCATATTTATTTTTCTATAAAAGAATCTAGTTTATTTTAATCCAACCATCTTTTGTATTTTCATATAAATTATTATCTTTTCCTTTCATAACAACATTTAAAGGAATACATTCCGAACATTTACCTAATCCAGTTGGTGTATCTTCTTTACCTGTATATTTGTGATTACTACAGGAACATTGTTTACTTTTTTTTTGTTGAGTTTTCTTTTTACTTCTCCTTGTTTTTTTAGTTATTTTTCTATGAACTCTTCCAGGAGAAATAGATCTTTTTTTATGTTTAGTTTTTTTTGTTGATCTTTTTTTACTCTTTTTAAGAGTTTTTCCACCATCTTTTTTCATAGAACCACTTCTTTTCATTGCACTAAAAGGTATTGCTCCTCCATATTGTTTTTCAAGTTTATTTAATCTTTTCAACATTCTTATATTATTATAGATTAAATTCTTCATCATTTAAATCTTCATTTTCATCTGAAAGATCTTCATCTTCATTTAATTCAATTGACGAATAAATAAAATCAAATAAATCCATAAAATTATTATTTTTTTTAAATAAACCTAAATCATGTAAATCGGACTGATTTTTTAAAGATAAAAATAAATCATTTATTTCTTCAAGATATTTTAATTCAAAATATTCATACTCATAATCATTCATCTAGATACTTATTATATAATAAATTAATAAATTCCGATTTAAACGAGTCAAAATCTATAATTACATGAAAATCATTTTTTGAGTTTATCCATTCATATGTCTGAAGAGACATTTCTTCTATTAAATCTTTATTTATAGTATTATCTTCATATTTTACTTTTTGATTTAACCATTTTTCTTTTGATATTTTTATTTTAGTGATTGGTTGAATATCCATTTTATCTTAAATAAAGAGTATATTAATTTTTTACAAACGAATAAACTTTATCTAAAATACTTTCAATAGATTCTTTACCACTATCTATTATTAGAGGATTATCTTTTTCAAACCATTTAAATTCATTTTTTTCAGAAATATGATCACGATTATCAAGATGATCTTGATAATTTTGAGGATAAACTAATTTTATTCTTTCTTCTTGAATAATGGGATCAACTTTTAATTGTATTATTTTAAATCCAGATTTAGATAAAGATTCATATTCATTTTGATATCTTAAATCATCGACAATACAGTGAGTTTTACCTTCACATTGTTTTAGTACATAATTAATCCATACATCGGAATCAATTTCTCTCATTTTAGTTCCAATTGATGTTAAAAGACTTCTATCTTTTTCTTTCATATTAAAGAGATCTTTAGCGACATCTTTAACTTTTTTACCAAATGAATAAATTTGAAAACGACTATCACTTTCTAATAAAATATTTGCTAATGAACTTTTACCAGAACACATTTTACCAGTAATTGCTATTTTCATATTATAATAATTAATGAATTTAATTTTAAATTATATTTCCAGATTTTTAAACTAAATAACTTAAAACCTTAATTAGAATATAATGTATAATAGAACAATGCGTGTATTAAAAAGATCAGGAGAATATGAAGAAGTATCATTTGATAAAATTCTCACTAGAATTAAATCTTTATCTAGAGGAAAAGAATTTTCAAAACAATTAAACATTGATGAAACTTTGGTTGCTCAAAAGGTTGTTAAAGAAATATATGATGGTGTTAAAACTAGTGAATTAGATGAATTATCTTCACAAATTTCAATGTCAATGTATTCAACTCACCCTGATTTTAAAATACTAGCTGGCAGAATTGCCGTATCTAATTTACATAAAAATACTCTTATTAAATTTTCAGATAAGATTGAAGTTATGTATAATTATCAATCAGATGGTGTTAAAAAACCATTAATTGCCGATTATCTATATAATTTAGTTAAAAATAATAAAGATAAAATTGATTCTATCATTGATTATTCATTAGATTATGAATATGATTTTTTTGGATTAAAAACTTTAGAAAAGACTTATCTTTACAAGATTAATAAACAAATTATTGAAAGACCACAAGATATGTTAATGAGAGTTTCTTTATCAATTCATCGTAATAATTTAGATTTAGCATTTGAAAATTATAATTTAATGTCTAAACATTTATTTACTCACGCTACACCAACTTTATATAATGCTGGTTCAAGGAGAGAACAATTTGCTAGTTGTTTTCTCTTAACAATGCAAGAGGATTCCATTAAGGGTATTTATAAGACTTTATCTGATTGTGCTCAGATATCTAAACACGCTGGTGGAATAGGATTATCTGTACATGATATTCGAGGAGTAGATTCATATATATCTGGGACAAATGGTAATTCAAATGGTTTAGTCCCTATGTTACGTGTATTTAATGATACAGCTAGATATGTAGATCAAGGTGGCGGAAAAAGAAATGGTTCATTTGCGATTTATTTAGAACCATGGCATAATGATATATTTGAATTTATTGAACTTAAAAAGAATCATGGTAATGAATTAGAAAGAGCAAGAGATTTATTTTATGCTTTATGGATCCCTGATTTATTCATGAAAGAAGTAAAAGAAGATGGAGAGTGGTGTTTATTTTGTCCTAATGAATGTAAAGGATTAAGTGATGTTTGGGGAAAAGAATTTGAAGAATTATATAATAAATATAAAAACAATAATAAATATCGTAAAATTGTAAAAGCGAGAGAATTATGGTCAGAAATATTAACATCTCAAATTGAAACAGGAAATCCATATTTACTTTATAAAGACAGTTGTAATCAAAAATCAAATCAACAAAATTTAGGAACAATTAAATCATCAAATCTTTGTACAGAAATTATTGAATATACGAGTCCAGATGAAACAGCTGTTTGTAATTTAGCTTCAATTTCATTAAAAAAGTTTGTTATACCTAAGATTGTAAATGATAAAATGATTATTTATTCAAAACCGAATTGTGTTTATTGTAAATTAGCAAAAGGATTATGTATTAAAAATAATATTGAATTTGATGAATTAAATTATAAAGAATTAACATCATTATCCGGTCAAGAACCATTTGGTGTTAAATTTCCACAAATATATAAATCACAAAATTATGGTAGAGAATATATTGGTGGATATACTGAATTAGAAGAATATTTAAGACCAGAATATGATTTTGAAGGATTAAGAAAAATTACAAGGCAAATCACTAAAAATTTGAATAATATTATTGATTATAATTATTATCCTATTCCAGAAACAAAAAGATCAAATTTAAGACATAGACCAATTGGAATTGGTGTTCAGGGATTAACAAATGTATTTTTGGAGATGAATTATCCATTTGATTCGGAAGAAGCAAAGAAAATTAATGAAGAAATCTTCGAATGTATTTATTATGCTTCAATGGAAGAATCAATGGAATTAGCAAAAGAAAGAACAGAATATGTTGAAAAATTTAAATTAGGATTAAAACAATTAGAAACAGGATTTGTTTCAGAAAATGGAGAATTCACAACATCTTTAGAAATGGATCAAATAAGAGAAAAATATAATATTATAAATGAAGAATTAAACAGAGATGAATATCTTGGTTCTTATAGTTCATTTATAGGATCTCCTTTACAAAAAGGAAAATTTCAATTTGATTTATGGAATACAAAACCATCTAATAGATATGATTGGAAAAACCTAATGGATAATATTCAAAAATATGGTACAAGAAATAGTTTATTAGTTGCCCCGATGCCTACTGCTTCAACAGCTCAAATATTAGGTAATTATGAATGTTTTGAACCAATTATGTCTAATATTTATACAAGGCGTGTATTAGCAGGAGAATATATGATAATGAATGATTATTTAGTTGAAGATTTAATATCTCTTAATTTATGGACTAAAGAATTAAAAGATAAGATAATTTTAAATGATGGTTCTGTATTATCTATTGATGAAATTCCAAATTTAATCAAATATAAGTATAAAACTGTATGGGAAATAAAACAAAAATATATAGTTGACATGGCGATTGATCGTGGTAAATATATTTGTCAATCTCAAAGTATGAATTTATTCTTAGAAAATCCAACAATATCTAAATTAACTAGTATGCACTTTTATTCTTGGGAAAAGGGATTAAAGACAGGTATTTATTATTTAAGATCTAGACCTTCTTCAAAAGCAATTCAATTTACAATTTCTCCTGATTGTGTTAATTGTTCAGGTTGATCTTTTTTAATATTATTTTCTAAAGAAACTGTTATGAATAAAGATATAACAAATAAAAAGAATATAATAAATAATATTGGAAATAAGACTAACAACCAGGCAATTGGTTTTCCTATTTTAGGAATCTTACAAATATAATTGATAGCAATAACCCAAAATACAGAATAGGAAACATAGCATAATAATCCTCCGTGGAAATAATTTCTTGTTTTAGAATTAATAAGTTGATTATTGCTAGATATGAGATAAATATAAAATAATACTCCAATAAATGACAATACTAAGTAAATATAAGATGGTTTACATAATTTTTGTAATAATTCATTTAATTTCATATATTTAAAATATAGAAAAAAAATAAAATAATTAATAAATGATTAATAATATTAAAAATGAAGATGAAATTATAAATGATTTTAGTTATAAACAACAAGTATTAGATATCATTAATAATCTCGAATTAAATAATAATACAGATAAAAATATATTAAAAAGTCGTTTTTTGGGTGAGGTTTTGAAATATGAAGAAAGAAGAAATCATACTAAAAAATATTATAATATATTTCGTTTTTTGGTAACTACGGGTTCTATTTTATTACCAGCTATACTTTCTATGGGACAAATGGATCCTGCTAAATTACCAAAAAATTTTGAAAATATTAGTTATTGGGCTTCTTGGACGATCTCTTTAATGGTAACAGGTTGTAATGGATTTTTACAATTATTTTCATTAGATAAAAACTATTTTGAATTTGCTATTACAACAGAACAATTAAAAACAGAAGGGTGGCAATATTTTCAATTATCTGGTAAATATGAAGAATATGAAGATCATAAAGAAGCATATAAACCGTTTTGTAAAAGTATTGAAAATATTAAAAGAAAACAAGTTGAAAAAGAATTTCCTGGCAAAGCAGATGTTAATAAAGGAAAAAAAGAAAATAGAGAAAAAAAAGAATTTGATTTTCAAAAAGAACTATTCAAAAATTTGCCACAACAATACAAAATAGAAAATGATTCTAAAACAAAAGAAATGGATCATAAAATGGATCAATTATTAAACGTATTAGGAAATGGTAAAGAATTAATATCAACAGTTGGAAATGTTAGAGATATACTTAAAGAACCCGATATTTCGGTGGAGGTTACAAAATCTGATGATAAAAAAGAACCAAAAGGGGCAAAAACAAAAGAACCTAAAGAACCAAAAGAACTTCCTAAATAAATTTAAGTCATTAATTTAAATATTTTTTTATGAACATCTTTTTTATTTTTTTTAACTGTTAATTGAATATTATCTGTCATAGATTTAGTTATTATTTTATCATCTATTGAACCTAATAATCTTAATATTTTCACAAATATATATAAATCTTCATTTATATAATAACCAGGTTTGTAAGACTTCTTTACTGTTTTTTTAAACATTGAAAAAGCATCTTTTTTTATATGAATAAAATCTTTTTTATTAAATATTTTACAATGATTAATATCACCTAATACAGATCCAATAAATCTTCTATTTCTTTCACAATGTTTATTTATTTCTGAAATACCAAAATCTATTATTTTAATATGATATTTTCCAACATTTATTTTATTTCCACCTAAAAATGAAAAATCCAAATTCATATTTTCATCTGATTTAATTATTAATATATTTTTTGTATGTATATCACAGTGTTTGACTTTATTTTTATGAATCATTGCTAAATAATATAATAATTGTAATCCTATATTATATGGATTAATATTTTTATTTTTATTTTCTTTACAATTACTTCTAATATAATCACTTAATTCAGTTGGATTGATAATTGCTTCCATTATCATATATTTAAAAATACCAACTTTATCATTATGAAATGGTATATTTGTGATTTCTCCGTAAGAGTATAATTTAGGAATCATTGAAACTTTAGAAAAAATATCACAATTTTTTTTATGTAATTTTATTTCATGATTTGCTGATTTTTTTTCCATAAATATCTTCATCACATATTTTTTATTATTATTTTTAATTAAATAAACTAAATCACCACTTTTACCACCACTAAATTTACCTGCTAATGTTATCCTATATTCTTTATTATCATTCATAAAAATTGTATTTTTTGAATCCAAATCCATAAAATCTAAATCACCCTTAATATTTTCAATACTATTATATTTTGACCCTGATTTAATTTTTTTTTTTTTAGTTTTTTTAGATAACTTTTTCTTTGGCATTATATACTTTATCATACATTTAAATTTGATTTTATTTAAAAATAAATTACTAAATAAATATAGTACAACATGGAATTAAACGATTATAAAAAAGAAGAACTTGAAAATCATATCTATAAAACTCCAGATACATATGTTGGAGGATGTGATTTAATTGAAGAAAATTTACCTATTTTAAAAGAAAATAATATTGTTTTTGAAGATGGAGAATATATTCCTGCTGTTTATAACATTTACAATGAAATTTTAGTCAATGCTAAAGATCAAAGTGTTCGAATTGAACAAAGAAATCATAAAAATGATATCCCTGTTAAAAATATTAAAGTTACAATTGACAGAGAAAAGGGTGAAATTAGTATTTATAATGATGGAACTGGTATTGATGTCGCGGAACATCCAACTGAAAAAGATGAAAAAGGAAAACCTTTATGGATTCCGTCGATGATATTTGGAGAATTACTTACTTCTGGAAATTATAAAGAAGATGAAAAGAAAATTGTAGGTGGTAAGAATGGTTACGGTGCTAAATTAACAAATATATTTTCAAAAAATTTTGAAGTAAAGACAATTGATCATATTCGTAAGAAAAAATTTATTCAAAAATTTTCCGATAATATGAAAGTTAAAAATAAACCAAAGATAACATCCTTTGATAAAGATATAGAACCATATACCAAAATAACTTGGACCACCGATTTTGAAAGATTTGGTATAGTTGAATTTAGTGATTATATGATAAATCTAATGTATAGACGTGTTTATGATATATCTGGTATAACTTCTAAAGATATTAGCGTATTTTTGAATGGTAAAAAGATAAAAGTAAATAATTTTATGGATTATTCAAAGATGTATCTTACTGAAAATGATGATTTTGTTTATTCAGAGATTGATAAGAGATGGAAAATCGGTATTTCGTTAAGTAAAAAAGATAAATTTGAACAAATATCATTTGTGAATGGTATAGCAACTCCTAAAGGAGGGAAACATGTTGATTGTATTTCAAAACAACTTTTGACTGGATTAAAAAATCAAATTGAAAAGAAACATAAGAAAGTAATTCAAGAAAATTACATCAAAAATTATTTAAGATTATTTATTGATAGTGTTATTGAAAATCCATCATTTGATAGTCAAACAAAAGAAAGACTAATTACTCCTCAATCTAAATTTGGTTCTAAACCAACAATTCCAGATAAGTTTTTAAAAGAAATTATTGATAAGACAGATTTAGTTGAAAAAGTAATTCAATTTAGTGAATTTAAACTTAATAAAGAAAATAAAAAAACAGATGGATCAAAGAAAAATAAGATAAGAGATATACCTAAATTAGATGATGCTAATTGGGCTGGAACAAGAAAATCAAATGAATGTATTTTAATTTTAACAGAAGGAGATTCTGCTAAATCTATGGCAGTATCTGGATTATCTGTAGTAGGTAGAGACAGATATGGTGTATTCCCATTAAAGGGTAAAGTAATGAATGTAAAAGAAGCATCTAAATCTCAGATAATGAATAATTCTGAAATAACTAATATTAAAAAGATTATTGGTTTAGAAACGGGTAAAGAATATCAAAATACAAATTCATTAAGATATGGTAAAGTTATGATAATGACTGATCAAGATCATGATGGTTCTCATATAAAAGGTTTAGTAATGAATGTATTTCATACAATGTGGCCTAGTTTACTTAAATTGGGATTTATTACATCAATGATAACTCCTATTGTTAAGGTTAGTAAAGGAAAAAATGTTATATCATTTTATAATTTAACAGATTATAGTGATTGGCAAAAAAATAAAAATAATGGAAAATGGAAAATTAAATATTACAAGGGATTAGGTACTAGTAATGCTGTCGAAGCAAGAGAATATTTTCAAAATATAAAATTAAATAATTATATCTTTACCGAAGAAACAAATAAATCAATGGATTTAGCATTTAATAAGAACTTTTCAAATGACAGAAAAAAATGGTTATACAATTATGATGTTAATAGAATATTAAATCATTCAGATACCGAAATTCCAATTCAAGAGTTTATTAATAAAGAATTAATTCACTTTTCAAATAGTGATACATTAAGATCAATTGGATCTTTATATGATGGTCTAAAACCCAGTCAAAGAAAGATTTTATATTCATGTTTTCAAAGAAAACTATATTCAGAAATAAGAGTTGCTCAATTAGCAGGATACGTTAGTGAAAATGCCGCGTATCATCATGGAGAAATGTCTTTACAATCTGCTATTATTGGAATGGCTCAAGATTATGTTGGATCGAATAATATTAATTTACTGATGCCAAATGGTCAATTTGGAACAAGAATTATGGGAGGGCATGATTCTGCTAGTTCTAGGTATATTCATACAGAATTAAATAAAATAGTTGATCTTATATTTCCATCAATTGATTTTCAGATTATTGATTATGAATATGATGATGGTATCAAAGTTGAACCTAAATATTATGTACCAATTATTCCAATGGTTTTAGTTAATGGTATGAATGGTATTGGAACAGGATTCAGTACTAGTATTCCAAAATATAATCCAATAGATGTTATTAATAATATTAAGAGAAAATTAGAAAATAAAGAATATGAAGAAATAAAACCATGGTATAATAATTTTAAGGGAGATATAATTAAACTTGATGATCAAAATTATTTATCAAAGGGTAAATATGAAATAATAAATAAAAATACAATCAAAATTACAGAATTACCAATAGGTAAATGGACTGATGATTATAAAAAATTCTTAGATACTCTGTTACCAGAAGAAAAGAAAAAGAAATCTAAGGAAAACGAAAAGAAATCGACTAAACCAAAGAAATGTATTATTGATTATATTAATAATTCATCTGATAAACATGTAGAATTTATAATTACAGTCCCTATTGGTTTTATAAATGGATTACAATGGAGTGATGATGAACATATAGATGGAATTGAGAATTTTTTCAAATTACATAATACTAAAGGTTTATCATTAAAGAATATTCATCTTTACAATAAAGATAAAATTATCAAATTAAATTCTGTAAATGAAATATTTGATTTACATTATGAAGAAAGATATAATATTTATGAAAAAAGAAAAGAATATATATTAACTAATTTATTAAATGATCTTCAGATATTAGAATCTAAAATTAAATTTATTGAAGATGTAATTAGTGATACTATTATTATTTATAAAAGGAAAAAACAGGATATTATTAATGATTTAATTGAGAATGAATATCCTGAAGTTATAAACAAGAAAATTGTAAAATCAGATGATAAGAAATATCCAAATGGTTATGATTATTTAACTAAAATGTCAATTGAATTATTTACAGAAGAAGAAATAATTAAACTAAAAGAAGAATATGAAAAAATAAAACTTAAATATGATACTCTTATTAAACAAACTATTAAAGATATTTGGTTAGAAGAATGTAATGCTTTACTAAAATATTATAAGAAATTAAAATTAAATAATTAAATTAAATTATATTTAATAGTATATAAATGAATAGTACTCTTTATCAAACTCAAAACCCGAATGGGGCAAATTATCAACCTCCATTAGGAGATCCAAATACATTCTCTGCTAATATAAGAGATATTGATAAATCTGTTGTTTATCAAGATGATAATGGTGTAAATTTTTTTGATTTTGATATATTATCAAAACCAACCGTTTCTGGAACTGGCAATATAATTCAACCATCTCAAACTGATAGAGGATTTCCAGAATTTACTACCGATATTAATTCTGAAGGAGATATTCAAGTTCAAGATCTTATTTCAGGTAATGAATCAGTATCTTTAGGAAGTATGGTTGATACTGTAAATAATGGTAGAGTAGGTGATATTGAAATATTAAATACAGAATTATTAAATAAAGGTGAAGCAGATATCGTAATCAATAAAGATAATCAACAAACTTCAGTAAAGGGTATAATTGAAAATACTGCATTAAGTGATATATTTTTTTCTGATTTAAATTTTGATGTCATACAAAAAACTATAAGATATAATGTTTTTAATGCTACAGAAAATGTTGTTTCAGAACAATCTAAAAATGAATTATATATTATAATGAGATCTATAATGTTACAATATGGTAATTTCAGAGTTTCAAGTGAAAATTTATTAAATGAAATTAGAGAATTAAATAAAAGAGTTGTAGATTATTGTTCACAAAATGTAGTTTCAAATGTCACACAATATTTAGGTTATATTAAAGATATTGAAAAATTACCGACACCAATGGATAGACCAGTTAGTCATGGAAAACAAAATTATACCTATGATATTTCAAATCTTTTATAAAAATTTATATTTTAATTTAAAATTAAGTCGTTTTAAACATTTATGTATGATACATTTTTTTTATCAAAAGATCAATTAAACACAATAAATAATTGTTCTTTAAATGATATCTTATTTATATATGGTGAAGGAGGTATTGGTAAAACAGAGTTGGCAAAAGAAATATTAAAAAATAAAGTAGTAACTATAATTGATTCATTATCTTTAAAAAACAAAGTAGATATACATGATTATATACTAAATATAATAAAGAAAAAAAATATTACAATCATGTTTGATAAATCAAAAAGATTAGATAGAGGAATTATAATAGATAATCTTGAAATATTTCATAAGTATGATAAAAAAATTTTCAAATCAATACTATTAATTCTTAGTACTTATAAATTTTATGGAACAAAAATAATAATAACATGTAATACAAAATTTATAAAGCATAGAAGTTTGAATAAATTAAAATTTAAAAAATTATATTTATCTTATGATAAATATATTTTACATAAAATATTAAATAATATTCTTAAATATGAAAATAAATACTTAACATTTAATGAAAAAGAAAAATATATCAAAAAATGTAATAATAATATTACAATTTTAAAATCATATATTAAAGAAGAAAATAATCAAACAAATGTATACGATAATTATGATACACATGAAATTTTAACACAAAAATTAATAATGAATAAATTTACTATAGAAGATATATCAAGATTATTTGTAAATGAAAAAATAACAATATCACTTAATTTGATTGAAAATATATACACTTATACTAAAAATTTAAATGAAATATCTGATATTTATAATGATTATGTTAATGGTGATATAATAGATACAACAACATTAAATTATAATATTGAAGATTATTATACTATATTTACAATTTATAAATTTAATTTAATTCTTCGTAAAAATAAGATAACTAAATTTTATCCAATAGTAAATAATAATTATATCAGTCGTTTAACAATACAAATACATAATGATAAAATATCAAATATATTTAAAACAAATAGAACAATTATTTATCCTTATTTATATGCTTTTAATTTAAATCTTAAAATTTCATTTATTTATGATAAACTCAAAAAAATAAATAAAAAAGAATTAGAATATTTTATAAAATCTTTCAACTATTTTTACAAGTCTAAGGTTAATATAAAAAAAATAAATAATTATAAATTATTATGAATGATAATAAGATAGAAAAAATAGATAATAAAATTACTATTGATTATCTTAAAGAATATAAACATGAACTAATGGGATTTGGTTTAGTAATAGTATTGATAACAGTTTATTATTTTTTATTTGAAAAGAAAAATATAGATTACAATGAATTATTCAATAATATGAATTTTTATTACATTAATTTAGATCGTTCAAAGGAAAGAAGATTAAATTTAGAAACTATCTGTCAAAAACAAAATATAATTCCACAAAGAATAGAAGCAATTGATGGTAAAAAAATAGACATTAATGATAAAAAATATCATAAAGCAATACATAAAATAAAATGGTGGTTTGAGAGTAAAAATATGGATAATATTGGTCATTTTGGTTGTTATTTAAGTCATATGAAAACATATGAAACATTTTTAAACTCAAATAAAGAATATTGTTTAATTTTTGAAGATGATATTCAATTTTTAACAAATGATTTAAAAAAAGAAATTCATAAAAATATGAATAATTTACCCGATGATTGGGATATTTTATTATTAGGATATGAAATTGATGCTCGTAAAAAGAAAGTTAAAAATGCCAATAAAAATACAAAATTAAAAAATGGGTTATTAAACATAAAATATTTTGTAGGACTTCATGCTTATATTATTAAAAGAAAAACAGCAGAAATATTATTAGAAAATTTACAAACATTGGATTGGATTTTAGACTGGAATATTTCATTTTTAGCAGAAAGAAATATAGTTAATGTTTATGGTGTATATCCCCCAATTGTTTGTCAACCAGCTGTTCATATGATAGATGTTGATAATATATATTATCAATATAACTGTTCTACTAATTTTAAATCATTGACAAATAAATAATTTTATCTTTTCGGTTTAGTTAATTTATATGTTGTAACTATTTCTCTATTATTAATTATAAGGTCCATTGCTTTATCAACTCTTTCAATATCTTCTATGACTTTAGATAAATTTTCTCTAATATTAATTTTATTTAATGGTTTTTTTGTATTACGGGCATTACATCTTAATTTTCCATTTGTTGTATTTAAATCCGAAATATTAAATTTAACCATAAAGGTTGTTATTTCTGGTTCTAATTTTTTATTTCTTATTTTTTTTAATTCTCTTACTTTTTTTTCCAAACTTGAAATTTGTTCATCTAATTCCAACCATGATGAAACTTTATTTTTAAATTCGCCTAATTCAGATTGTGGTATTTCCTGAATAGTATTCATAAACATATTTTATAATTATAGTTTTAAATTATTTTGAATAATATAACTTTAATAAGTTATTTAAAAATAAATATTTTTAAGTATATAAAATGTCTTTAAAAGATAAACCATTAAAAAAATGTCATACAGATAATCGTAAAATGATAGATGATATACATAAGAATCTAATTAAAGATATGGATCATAAAGATAAATTAGATTATTATCAAAAAAATGGTCTATTATTAGATCAGTATTATTCATCTGATGTTAAAGATTCGACCTCAAATAATAAAAATGAAAATATTGGTATATTAACTTATTTTAATACACCTGAAAAACAAATACAAAAAGAAGATATTAAAAAGGATAAAAAAACTATTATTAATGAATATATGTGTAATATTGATGATGAAATTACAAATATAAAATATAAAGATTATAACTATGACAAATGTGAAAAATGTAATATTAATATGTTAATGGATAATATTAGCGGAAATATAATTTGTAGTAAATGTGGAAATACAAAACAAATTATAATTATGACAGAAAAAAATTCATATAATGATCCACCCAAAGAAGCAAATTATTTTGCTTATAAAAGGATTAATCATTTTAATGAATGGTTAGCACAATTTCAAGCTAAAGAAACAACGGAAATCCCTGAAAATATTTATCGCGATATTTATAATGAATTACAAAAAAATATAAATCTTGATCTTACAAAAGTTACTTACAAACAAATAAGAGATGTATTAAAAAAACTAAAATACAATAAATATTATGATAATATTCCTCATTTAATAAATATTATTAGTAACAAAAAAGCACCTCAATTAAATAGAGAATCTGAAGAAATGTTAAGAAGTTTATTTAAAGAAATTCAATTACCATTTATGAAACATTGTCCGCCAACTCGTAAAAATTTCTTATCATATTCATATGTTCTTCATAAATTTTGTGAATTATTGGAATATGATCATTTATTATGTTTTTTTCCTCTTTTGAAGAGTCGTGAAAAATTACAACAACAAGATCAAATATGGAAAAAAATATGTGAAGAATTAAAATGGGAATATATACCCAGTGCTTGATTTATTATACACATTTAATCCCGTAAAACACATTTAACTCCGTCACCATCTTGCGCTTGCGCTTGCCGAGTCCGGTCGCATAAAATTATATTTTTTCTGCTCATATTATCATTAAGTTTCAGACTTCCACTTTCCATTTCTCCCGTTAACGAGTTAAGACAAGTAATAATGCCAACCCTTCCTGGATCAACAAGACTTTTAAGGGTATCATCATTATTACTATTTATACTTGTGTTACCATAGGTTAAAATCGCATTATTAGAGCATGTATATAAAGGTTCCCCTCCCCGATCGATTATTACGTTCCCTATACCAAAAGATCTTAGTAAATCATTTTTGTCTCGAGCAGTTCCAGGTTTTTCGTCGTCCCCGAACAAATCTGTTAAACGATGTATTCCACTCGAATATTGTGACCAATTCGGACGATTCGGTTCAGTGACCTCCACCGCTACCGTCCCACCGGAAGGATCACTGTAGGATCCATCCCCGTCGGAGATTTCCCCAATTACTTCCCCAATTCCTTCCCCAATTCCTTCCATCCTAATACCAAAAAATTGATGAAGTAAAATACCAACAAATACACCTAACAACATTTCTTTATAATCTTTGAGAATTTTAGGGACTTTCGGACCCCCAAAATATGTGTATCCCAAAACAACAACTAGAACCAAAATAATCATATTCATTTTATACCATATTATAGATTTTTTTTTTAATTAAATGGATGATTGAATGAATGATAATTTTCTTTTTTATCTAAAACATAATTTGGATAACACATATCAAGTAATGATAATGTTGTTGCTGAAATTAATCCAACATAAACAGCGTGATTTTGTAACACACCACATGTGGGTATTACCTTTGTTGCCACAGTAACAACGAAAAACATAATAATATATCTAATTATATTCTGTTGATTAAAATGATTTTCAAAGTTCATATATATATATTTATAAATATATTTTAGTTTAAAATACTTAAAAAAATATAATATTATTCTTATAAATGGAAAACGAAAAAGATAATAAGAAAATTGATTACCTAGAAGTTGATCAACCAATCCCGGGTCAAAATTATGTCTGTATGTCATTCTTGTCTCCGGAAACTTTAATTCAAAATAGAGAAGCCTTTAATTGTGCTAAATTTCTGCAATCTTATTGTAAAGATCTTAATCTTAAATTTGATGATGTTTATGAAAAATATAAAGATTTTACATACAAACACGAAGATAAACTTCAAAGAGATTTTGATGAAAAAAATGATTTTCAAACTAGTTTAAGAGGTATTAAGATAAGGGGTGTTTTCAATACAAAAGAAGAAGCAAATAATCAAGCAAAAAAATTATCAACAGTTGATAGTTCGTTTCATGTATTTATCGGTCAAGTAGGTTATTGGTTACCATGGGATCCAAATGCTGATAAAGTAGAAGACGAAGTCTTTCAAAATAATCAACTTAATGATATGATGGAAAAATATCAAGAAAACAATATTAATCGTGATATTTTCTATGAAGAACAAAAAAGAGAAAGAATTAAAGAAGCAAGAGAAGAACAACTTAGATTAAAGAAAAAAAAACTAGAAGAGAATAAAGAAAAAATGATCGAAGATGAAATGGAACCGGAACCTATGCCAGATGAACCTGAAACTGTAACCGATGAAATGGAACCCGAACCCGAAACAGATGAACCAGTTGAAGAAATCATAAATGAGAATGTTCCTACAAGTGAGAATAAAGTTGATTCAAGTATTACAGATTCATTTGAAAGTGATCCATGGATTCAAAGAAAAATGGAAAAAACAGAATAATTATAATATTATTTAATAAATAGTAGTGTATATGTTTGATTCTGTTTTAGTTTTGGGATCGATATGTTTTTTCTGTTTCTGTGTATATGCTTTACAGATGAGACAACAAATTATAACGAAATATCCATCAAGTTGTGATACAATATACTTTCCTAAAAAAGAAAATATGGATAAATATATTATTTCTTCTTCTTCTCCTTCTTCACCTGGACCAAATTATAAAGATTATCTTAAATCTTTCCCTGATTTAAATAAAATAGAATATTATAGTTAATTTATAAAAAAAAAAAAAAGATATAATTATAT